GCGGCTGCATACGCAATGCTATGCTTTTGTGTGCCTGTGGTTAAGGGATATTGCACAAAATAAAACGTCCTTTCTATGAATTCTGACGGTGTGTGTGGGCCAAAGTTGCGGCCCGGGGTAAATCTCAAATTCGAATACACCGGTAATTCGAATTCTGCGTACGGTTTTAATTGCAAAACATCAGCCGCGGTACCGCACCACCGAAGCTGATTGTTTCCCGCGTTAATAGAATGCGCGGGGACAGTTTGTCCAGTCCTTGACAAATGAAAACCGTTCTTCACGTTCGTACCATCTGGGACTATTTTAATTCTCGTGCTCCCCCGCATACATACGTATGCGGAACTCACGTACTTGAACATATTCTCATCTGTTTCGGACACTGTCAGCTGTGTGGAGTCCAAACCTATATCTTGGAATGGGTATTGGGGCAGCATCACTCTCGGATTAGTGTTCGTGCTACTCCGTATGTTGTAATTGGACACGAATCTCTTCAAAACTTGTCTCCAAGATGACACCACCTCACCGAAATAAATTTCGTTTAGTCCTACTACGTCCGAAGACGGAGCCATCTGGACATCGTTTGACACGGCCTCTGGTGCGTTAGCCGTGTCTGAATCTTGGTTTCTTTCTTCAGGGGTGTCACCTTGCGGGACAAAATCCGCGTCCGCGAAGAACGAAACACTGTTTATTTGGGGAGACCACTGTGTATTTGTCAGATAATCCGGTTTCGTGAACTTAAATTTCCTGTCAAGGGGGACTGAAGCCGACACGATGTAAGATTCTGTAGGTGGTCTGGGGGTAGCAGAAAATACATCAAACTGCGATCCGTTAATATTGGACGCGGTCGTCATCGTGAATATCACTTGTTGACCATATTTAGTCTCAGGGGGCAACACCATCGTTATGGAAGAGCCCTCAGTCAAATGAGTAATATACTTTTCTGTCGGGGTATACTCGGACAACAAGTATCCGGGAGTCATAAATTGCTCCAAATTCTCACCCGTCATAGTGACTCGCATAGTGTCGGTCGGTTTGGAAGATGTGATAGCCTGAATTTCAAAATTCTCGAAAGCGAAATTATCTACATCGAAAAAGAAAACGGCTTCATTCCATCCCTCACTCACGGGCCATTCAAACGTAAAATTCTTCGTTTCTCCATTAGACATGTTAAAGGGGTACCTTACTCCCCTATACACTATGTCCATACCCAACGGAGCTCCCCCGTTCTTCAGAGTCATCGAACCCTGCTCAACTCCGGACTGCGCAAAATATCCCTGCACATAATACGTTTTAGGAGAAGCAGTGTCGACACTCAACGCTTGATTGTTCGCAAACACGTCCATGCGAACATCGTTCACTGGCAAGCCCCACATTGAATGCGCTGGGTTTGCAAAGAATACTTCCGAACCATCCTCCGGATCAGGCTCGACTGGATTAATAAACGGAGTGACATTAGTCAAAGCTCCGCACTTGGGTACTGCTACTTCAAAATCATCGCACGCTCTTACGAAAACATTCATCTGAATGGATGCCGGCTCCTCACTGGGGGAAGTGAGGGGGTTAACTACGTAGACACTCAAGGTGCCATTTGCGAACGGTAAAATCGATGCAGGTTGGTTTGTTCTGGGCTGGGACAATATACCTACGTTCATGTCAGGAACAGGCAAATAGTCTTTGCTTTGACCCCAACCTATTTTCAAAGTAGCTTCGGTAGACTCAGAGATGTCAAGCAACATAGAGTAGTTCACGTTATAAGCCGAAGGATCCGTTACAAAGTCCGGATCCCACACTATTCGCAACCTACCTCTGTGGTAAGCTGAACTTACCACTTGCAACCTGACTTCAATTGAGCCCTTCCAATACGTAAAAGGTAGTGACACCCAACTCATTGGAGCCACATGGTGTTCTACTCCGTTTAAAATCCTGCCTGCCACCGGAGTGACGGCGAAGCTGTACAAGTGCGCATCTGGGGATTTGGTGTCGTTCCAAGTGAAAGTGTCAATGTACGACTCTCTCATGGCTAATGGAACCAACGCCATTTCGTCGTGGGGTGCCAAACCCACGACCCTGGGGTCGATGGTCAATTCTTTCTTGGCTGAAAGAGCACAGGTGACACTAGTATCTGGAAAATCAGTGACTGAAGACTCTCCGAAAAACCTCATTAAATTTCCCGAAGTTGGAATCATCCGGGGTCTGGAATACCCGAACATTATGGCTACGTCACTGACGGTCTGAGATATCATGTTTGTTGCTTTCATAAACTTGCCTATGACAGGCGTGTCTGCTAGTCTTTTGCTG